GATTTACCCGTCTGCCGAGGCATCTTACATATGTTGAAACGGTTTTCATGAAAGTTTTTAATTAATTTTTCTTGAAAGTCATATGGATGAAACTGAGTCAGTCCTTCATCAAGAGAAACAATCTTAATATAATTTTTTGCAAAATAAACTGGGTCATTCTTACATTTGATAAACTCAATGACCTGCTCCTCTGTAAATTCGTGAGGAGTATTTGCTTTTTTTAAATTTGGATTACCAAGGTATACATTATCATTCATAATTTATCAGCAGTTCCAACGACGACGTGCTTGCCTTAATCTGCTATCTGGATCTTTTGCTGCCTTTGGAAACTTCTTCATCTGACCTGCACTTCTCGCACAATAACTCTTCCTACGATTTGCTGCCTTTGAACCTTTCTTTAACTTAGATGGTTCTGTAGTCACAGCAGTCTTTAATTTAGAACCAGGATTTCTACGACGATATGCTTCGACACCTTTCTGTGTCATTCCAGCACCTGATTTAGTAGGTCTTTTGTGCCCAGACTTGACACTCATACCTTTCATATCATCTTCACTTAATTCACTTCTCCAATCAGACATAACTTTTTTTGATGATATCACATCAATTACTTGAACAAAATCATTACCATTAGCATCCTGTAAAGTGACTGTCTCCTCTTTCTTCATCTTTTTTGCAACAGCATCCTGTTCTTTCTTTCTAAGCATTGCTTCTTTTTTTGCCTTATCCATCATGGTAGATGTGCTAACACCAACCTCTTCTTTCATACCTTTAGTCTTCACACCACGTTTTTCTTTGTGTGCCTTATGTCTTGCGTCTATTGCCACAAGTCTCTCAGCAGGATCAGCAGCGTTGCCACCCATACCTGTTGCTCTTACATTTCTAATAGATGCTTTACCATAATTAGAACGACCACGTTCTTGACTTAATCTTTGATTGTCACTGTCTTTTTGTCTTTCTACAATAACTTCTTCATTTGCATTTGCCCTATATCCTTTATGATGCATTCTTACTCCAGCTTCATTTGTATAGGTTTCTCTTTCCATTCTACCACCCATCTCACCACGTCTTCTCTTTGCATTCCTATCTGCTGCTCTTCTTGCTGCTGCCTTTCTTGCCTTATCATATGAAGACATTGCTTCATCAACAACTTCTTCCTTTACACCACGTTTTGCTTTATGCTCTGCAGTTCTTGCTTTCATGGCATCTAAACCAGGTGCACCCTTCATTCCTTTTTTATCCATATATTTTTTGGTTCTTGCCACAACCTTTTCACCTGTGCCACTATGATAATCTTCCTTTGTTACACCTGCCTTTGCTCTTTCCTTTTCAGCAACAGATTTAATTACCATCTTTACCTTATTTTTAAGTGAATAAGGATTTTCTTTCTTCTGTTTACCAAATGCTGCCATTTGACCTGATGGTTTACCTGATCCTCTAGTAATGCCATATGCCATACCTTCAGAAGTATCGGTAGTATGTTGCTTATCTGGTTCGTTCTTTGCTAAATTTTTCTTTTTCTGTTTATCTGATATCTTTGGTCCACCCATCGGGTCACCATACTCATCTCTTTCAACTTGCTCCTTTTTTACGCAGTTTGGATACCTCTTACCAAACATTGTCTTCATACC